TCTTAATGTTTGGTAGTTAATTGAGTTTTGCTGACCATACATTGATGTTGCAGAGTTAGTATAAATTCTATTGAATCTATCTACTAAGGAGTTAGTTTGTATATCTCCAGATTGTTGGATTTTATTAATATCCATTACCCGTAGTTGGTTTCCACCAGCATTACGAATAACTACATCTGTTGAAAATAATCTTTTTAATCTTGGAAATAATCCTTTATCTGCCATTTTTTAAATTTTAATTAGAGAAGCCATCTAATATCATCTTCTCCTTTTGAGTATGGGTTATCCATTTTCCAGGGATTATCTACAGAATTAGCAGAATAACCACCTAGGTATTTTTGTTGTGATGTTGAGGTATTATTTAACATACTTTTAGTTAAATCTATACCATTTTTATTATATTTAAAAGCTGTATCTCTAACATATTGACCAATACTAAAAGATAAAACTAAATCATCATTATATCCTTGTTGAGCTTCAGCTTTACCATGTTTCCAAACAAATACTTTCATTTCTGAAATTAGTCTACTTGAACGAATAACTACTCCTTTATCAGCTATTGCTTCTTGGAATTTATTTATACAAATAGGTCTTGTTCTTGATGACATTGTAAAACCTGGTGTCATTTTTGATGTATCTATATACTCATTAAAATATGAGTCTGAAGTTACATTTCCACCTTTTGGTGAGTAGTATAAATTTTGATATCCTCTGTCTATAACAGTTTGTATTGTATTCCATCCTATACTAGCATTTTCAATAACTAATAAAGCATTATTATACTCTGTAGCTATACCAACTAATAAATGACCAAATTCTTTAGTATCAATTTTACCCATATATTCACCAACCTGGGTATTATTTTCTACATCTAATATATGAAATGCAGAAAAATCCTTTCCATCCCCTCTAGCAACATCAGCTACTATAGTATAAGTTCTAGAATAATCAGCAGGTTCCCATATCCATAAATTTCTATCAGCACCTCTTTTTTCTAATGGTTCTGAAACATAGGTTTGTTTATAAAATTCTACAAATTCATTATAAAATACTACATCACCAGATGTACTAAAATCACAATCACACTCTTGGGCTGCTAATCTAGGATCACCTAATAAAATATCTTGTCTATCTCTCCATTCTTGATTTCTTTCTGGATGGACATACCATGGAAGTTTTATAGGAAGAAAATCATTACTATCATCTAATCCACTTTCAGCTGATTCCCACATTTGATGAAACCAATTTCCAGTACCATAAGGTGTAGATAAAATAATAGCACCACCACCAGTAGCTAAGGTTTGTTGTGCTGAACCCCATGTTTCTTTAATGTTATCTATAAAAGCTGCCTCATCAATAATTAGTAATGAAACTGCTTCTGAACGTGCAGCATCACTATTAGAAGATTTAGCTTGTATTTTTGATCCATTTTTAAGTCTTAAAGATAATTTATTATTTTCTACAGATTCTACCTTTAACCATGAGGGTAAATTTTCAAACATAAATTGGACCTTAGATACTAAGTTACGAGCAGTTGCTTGAGTAGTTGCTAAAGCTAATACATTTTTATTTTCTTGGAATACCATTAACCATAAGGCATAACCAGCACTTAGTGTTGATAAACCTAATTGTCTTGATTTAAGGACTATACTGTAAGGATTTTCTTCAAATAAAGTTAATACTTTTTCTTGAAATTTATATAAGCTAAATTGGATTTTACCTCTTTGTGGATGTTGGATATAACAATATTTTTTCATAAAATACACTGGATCTTGAGCGCATTTTACAAATTCCTCTCGGATAATATGTTTTATATCTTTTTGCATTTATTTTCCTAACTTCCAATACATTTTTCCTGAGAATATCACATTAAAGTCTTGATTTAATCCTAAACCTACTCCAATACCTATCTTTTTTCTACCTGTATATAAAATTTCTCCACTAACATTAGTTAATTGAGAAGTAGTTCCACCAGCTCCAATTCCTAAATAAAATTTTCTTTTTCTTACAATTGAATCTCTAGTTATAATTGTTGTTGGTATTAAAAGATCATATTCTATACTTCTGCTTTTTATTTTATTTTGTGTTATTGTATCTTTAATTCTAATAGTAATACTATCATTATATAATGTATCAAAATAACTGTAAGAAGCAAAGTAGTCCTTTAAAATCTCTAAGGTATCTATATTTTTATAAATAAAAGTATCTTTATACTCTGTTCTTACTTTCCATTCAGGAATATAAACAGGTATTTCTTTAGTAACAGTATCCCATTTAGTTTCTACTCTTACAACTACTGGTGCTTCACCTTCTGGCTGATTTTTCCATTTTTTCCAAGGCATTTGGAATGGATTTGAAGAACAATAGCTAAGGAGTAGGATTACTAGTATTAAGAGTGTAATTAATACGGTTTTTATATTTCCAAAAAAGTTTTTCAAATTATGTTATTTTTTTAACTTTATCAGCTATATCAATCTTGATCTTAGCAAATTCAGTATTATAAGCTTCTCTATCTAGGACTTTATTAGATTTATCTAATATTCCTTTCTTTTGAAGATCTTTTAAAGCTGCTTTAAGCATTTTTTTTCTTTCTTGGTCTTGTAATTTTGACAAACCTTCATCTCCAAGTCCTGAAGCCGCTAAATCTCTTAGTTCTTTGTTTGTTGGACCTCCATCTTCAGGATCAACATAATATTTTTTCTCTAATTTAGATACTGTTGATCTTTTTTTACTTTTAGGAGTAGTAGTTTTTCCACTTTTATCTTTCTTTTCTTTTTTAGGTTTGTTAGGATCAGCTTTTGGACCTCTTTTAACTTTTTCAGCTTCAATAAAATCAGCTAAGTCTTTTTCAAGTACTCCTCTAGATTTAGGATTGTTATAAGAAGCAACATCCTTACCTGTTTCCTTAGAAAGTTCTTTATAATCAATTTCTCCTTTCTTTTCTAAAGTATCTAAAGTATTGTATAGAGCTGTTCCTTCTTTATATTTTTCTTTTTCTTTTTTAAGAGCAGCTTTAGCTTCAGCTTTATCACCCTTAACTTTATAGAAAGTAGCCATTTCATTTACAGCCATTTCATTCAATGCTACACCACCTGGACCATATTTGTTAGGATAATTTTTATATAACATATCACCATAAGTCATTTCACCTGAACCTCCTCTTTTTATTTGCATAGCATCTTCTATGTCTTGCATTTGATCTGCATATTGATCTGCTATAGGACCACCTTCTGGCTCAGCTTCTTGCTCCATGTCTCTCATAAGCTGGTCATACATGGCTTGTAATTGCTGTAATGAATTTCTGTCTGCTAGCTCTCTAGCTTGCATTGATCCTTCTTTTAATACTTTAGCAATTTCTTCACGAATAATTTGGACTATACGAGTTTTCTTCATAATTATTTTTAGTTATAAATATTACAGACTAAGCGTCTGTTTTACTTTATTAACACGTTCCTCAACAGAACCATTTAATTCTATTAAGTTTTTAATATAACCTTTTTTTTCTTTAATAATTTTTTTTATTTCTTTATTTACAGATTTTCTATATTCAGGATCAGTAGTTCTAACACCATTATCTTCAATATCTATTCCGTCTGGGGAGATGTAAAATATATAGTCATATTCTTGTAGTAAGTCATGACATAGATCATTAAATTTTAAACTAAATGTAAAAGGTATTGTTTTAGCTAAAGCTGTAAATGCCATTACATCAATAATAGTACGATCTGTAATTATATTTTTATCATATAATTCAGAACATCTTTCTGCTAAGAATATAATTTGTCCTTTAGTAGTGCTATCAGTGTTAAGTGGGATACCTAGATCTCTAAGATATTTAGAACGTTCTGTTTTAAAATTATAATTTTTAAATTCAGGAAGTTCTTTTAACGCATTAACTAGTGTAGTTTTTCCTACACTCATTGTTCCAGTAAAACCTATTTTCATACTATAAATATAACTATTATTTTTGGCTAATCCAAACTTTTATACATTCTCTACATAAAGCATAAAATCTTCTATAATTTCTTTCTCATATGTTGAAGATTCCTTTAGTTGGGTTTCAAGTATAAAATTACCATCACCATTTGCTTCAACCAATAATCCTTTAATTGGAGATAAAACTGACTCTGCTAATAGAAATTCTGTTTCTTCTCCATAATCATCTACATCATTTAGATATAGATTAATGTATTTATTTAAATTTTCGTTGGTAAGTTTCATATATCATGTTTTTAATTTTCTTAATAACTTCTCCAATTTTTTCAATTTGACCATTTAACCATTTTAGTCTTTCTCCAAATCTTCTTCCTTTCATAGGTTCTTCTATGTTTTCTTCAGGAATGTATTTAGCTAATGGTTTTATATATTCCGTTCCTGCTAAAAATATAAAAGTATCTCTTTCAGGATCTATTCCTTCTGATTTAATTTGTCTAAGTGTTTTTTCACCCCATTCTTCTTTTTCACTTTTACCCATTTCCTTAAGAGTTAAGTCATAAGGTTCTAACATTTTTGTTAATGGTGTTAGATTATGTTTAGCAGATAGAATATACATTTTATCTGGTCTAAGTGACTTTCCATACTCTAAAGTTTTTCTAAACATAGGTGAGGCTGAGTATAAGTCTTGTGCTTGAGATGGTTTATCAAGTTTAGATTTAGTACAACTAAGAAATACTATTCGGGCCATTTTCTAATTTTATTATAAATATTAAGCTTCTATAGTGTTCATCCATTCATGTGAATTTACCATATCGTTTAAAATACTTTCAACGGTGTAAATCGCCTGTGCTCCACTTACTGTAATACCTCGAGCAGATAAAGCATCCCCAACAAAATGCACATTAGGATATTTAGTTAAAGATAAGTCTTTATGATCCACTAAAGGTTCAGGTGATAAATATTTTACTTCTGGCATATAGATACCCCAATCATTTCCTAATGTTGGAAATACTTTTTTCATATCCTCAATAAAATCTTCAATGTATAAAGCATGGTCAC